TTGTGGACATTCAACTTCAAGTGTAAACTTTATTAAAGACCATTTCCCTATTATTCATAAAGAATATCTCAAGGAGTGGTTAACGGAGACAGGCAGAAAACCTAAAAAAGCACAGAAAATGTTAAGTGCAAATAAGTTTAAGTTTGTTCCTAATAAAGAAGAACTAGATATGAAAAAAATAGATTTGAGTGCAGTAGCCTTTAAGGTATCAGACAAGGTAGTTGCACAAGAATTTGTTGACTCTAGACAGATTCCCAAAGAACGACAAGAAGAACTTTGGTTTGTCCCCGTTGCACAATCTCTAAATCTCTTATCACATAAGTATAGAGACAGAGTTCTTGGAAATGACCCAAGAGTAATATTACCATTCGAAGATGAGAATGGGGAATTAGTTGGTATCACTGGTCGTGCAATAAACGACTCACCTCTTAGATACTTAACCATGAGATTCCTAGATGACGTGCCACTCATCTATAACATAAAAAATGTGGACAAAACTAAAACTATCTATGTGACTGAGGGGCCGATAGACAGTTTATTCCTACCTAACAGTATAGCAGTCGGTGGTAGTGATTTCAAAAAAATAGATGACTCGTTAAAGGAAAATGCAATAATCATTTATGACAATGAACCACGAAATACAGAAATAATCAAAAAGATAAATGAGGTCATAGACCTCGGATATAATGTTTGCATATGGAATGAAAGAAAAGTGAGTGAATTTAAAGATATTAATGATATGATTATGGGTGGACTAAGTCAAGAAGAGATTGTTGAAATTATAAATTCTAATACTTATAATGGACTCTCAGCAAAAACAAAATTACAGGAGTATAAGAAGATATGAATTCAGAAATTAGAGTTTTAAAATCAGACGGGTCAAAGGTAGAAATCAATTTAGATAAAATCCACAAAATGGTTCATAAAGCATGTAAGAACATTACAGGTGTATCAGAATCTTTAGTGCAAATGAACAGTGGATTACAATTCTATGACGGAATCACAACAAAGGACATACAAAAGATTTTAGTTAAATCTGCAAGTGATTTGATATCATTAGATAATCCTAATTACCAATTTGTAGCTGCAAGACTATTATTATTTGGAATTCAGAAACAAGTATTCAACACCAAATGGAAAGACTCAGAAATCTATCCACCACTCAAAGACATTATTCAACGAAACATTGACATAGGAGTATATGACAATGACATTTTAAAATGGTATAAAGAAGAAGAGTTAGACCAACTAGACAAGTATATAAAACACTCTAGAGACCTTACCTTCACCTATGCTGGATTACAACAAATAGTAGACAAATATCTAGTGCAAGACAGGTCAAGTGGAGTTGTATACGAAACACCACAATTCATGTATATGTTGATTGCCATGACTTTATTTAAAAAGTATGGTGGTGAACTAGGAGACAAATTAGAATATGTCAAAAAATACTACGACGCGATTTCGCAATTCAAAATCAATATCCCAACACCCATCATGGCAGGAGTTAGAACTCCTTTACGACAATTTGCATCGTGTGTGCTTGTCGACACAGATGACACTCTCGACAGTATCTTCTCGTCTGATACAGCCATTGGAAAATATGTTGCACAAAGAGCTGGTATCGGAATTAACGCAGGAAGAATACGAGGACTTGGTTCAAGAATTAGAGGAGGTGAAGTCCAACATACTGGAGTCATACCTTTCCTTAAGAAGTTTGAGTCAACTGTTAGATGTTGCACCCAAAACGGAGTCAGAGGAGGAAGTGCAACAGTCCACTTCCCAATATGGCACCAAGAAATCGAAGACATTCTTGTCCTCAAAAATAACAAAGGCACGGAAGATAACAGAGTTAGGAAATTAGACTACTCCATTCAGTTATCTGAACTATTTTATAAAAGGTTCCTTGCAAATGAAGATATTACATTGTTCAGTCCACATGAAGTGGAAGGACTGTATGAAGCATTTGGAACAGAAGAATTTGACGAACTCTATGAGAAGTATGAACGTGCAACTTCTATACCTAAAACTAAAATAAGTGCAAGGGAATTATTTTCTAGTCTTTTAAAAGAACGTGCAGAGACAGGAAGAATCTATATTATGAACATTGACCACTGTAATACTCACAGTTCATTTACTGATAAAGTAAACATGAGTAATCTATGTCAAGAAATAACATTACCAACAGACCCAATTCAACATATAGACGGGAATGGGGAAATTGCACTTTGTATTTTAAGTGCAATCAATGTAGGAATTGTAAAAGAAGAGGAGTTGGAATCTCTTTGTGATTTATCAGTGAGAGGACTTGAAGAACTGATAGATTTCCAAGAGTATCCAGTAAAAGCCGCAGAAATGTCAACCATTGCAAGAAGAAGTTTAGGTATAGGTTATATCGGACTTGCACATTTTCTTGCAAAGAACAAAGTTAAATACGGAGACAAAGAAGCATTACAACTGGTTCATGACCTTACGGAGAGGTTCCAATATTTCCTTCTTAAATCTTCTAATAATCTTGCACGTATCAATGGAAATTGTATTGACTTTGACAGAACAAAATATGCAGAAGGACAATTACCAATTGACCACTACAAGAAAGAAGTAGACGAATTAGTAAAACCAGTTTATAAAATGGATTGGGAACAACTAAGAAAAGATATCAGAATACATGGTTTAAGACACTCCACATTGACTGCACAAATGCCCTCTGAGAGTTCCTCAGTCGTCTCTAATGCAACGAATGGAGTAGAACCACCAAGAGACTACCTTAGTGTCAAGAAGAGTAAAAAAGGAACACTTAAACAGGTAGTTCCACAATATTCTATGTTGAAGAGTGCATACACCTTGTTATGGGACATGCCAGATAACACTGGTTATATCAATATAATTGCAGTTATGCAGAAGTTCTTTGACCAAGGTATCAGTGGAAACTGGTCTTATAATCCCGAGAACTATGAGAACGGAGAAGTTCCAGTGTCAGTAATGGCTAGAGACATGTTGACAACATATAAATACGGGTGGAAAACAAGTTATTACCAAAATACCATGGACGGAAAAAAAGAGGACGTGGTAGAAGATACCCCACTTGCAATAAGTGAAGACGAAGGAGATGAAGATTGTGAAGCATGTGCCATTTGAAGATAGAACTGTAGAATTAGTAAAGGAAGTTAAAACTCCACAAGGAAAGAGTAAAAAATTACCATTTAAAACCAATCAAATCACTGCAGATTTTATTAATAATAGATACGTAGTTCTTAGAGATTTTGTTCCTAAAGAAATGATTACGTTTGCAATGGATTGTTGGAAAACAGTTGAACACAATCCCGAGTGGCATGGTGCATTTTGTAAACGTGAAGACGATATCATTTTCCAATCTCCTAAAGACTCATTGGGTAAATCAGAAAGTATCTATTGTTCACCATGGGGTGTTGCAATGAACAGATTTCTAAGAGATAAATTAAGAAGTGTATTGGACATTGATTTGGGTGAAACATATTCATTCACTAGAAAATACGACAGAGGTGCATACTTAGCTGCACATAGAGATAGACCTGCGTGTGAAATATCAACAACACTATGTTTAGATTATAAAACAGACGATGGTAGTCCATGGAGAATATGGGTTGATAATTCTAGAAACTGGGTCGATAGTGATGATGGTGGTGAAACAGGTATACAAAGACAACTTCAATTACTACCAAACAGAAAGAGAACTTCAACACCAATAGATTTAGAAGTCGGAGACGTATTATTATACCAAGGGCCTAATGCAGTTCACTTTAGAGACTATTTAATAGGAGATTATAGTTATCATATATTTTCCCATTTCTATAATAAAGAAGGAAAGATAAGAAGTCACCCACTCGGAACTTGGCAAGGTGTTGATAACAATTTAAAACAAGTTGAAACAAGAGACACAAATGACTTAACATTCAGGCCAGGAACTGCTTTAGAACACCCTTGTGTCCTTGAACATGACGGAAAACTAAGTAGATATCACATGCAAAACGATAGACCAAAAGAACTTGAAAATGCATATCATGACTTTATTGATTCATATGAATCAGAACAATTTGGAAAGAGAAGTGAATATGCAAACAACTATGGATTAGAAGACGAATGACAGTATTTAATAAAAACAAAGTAGACTTCACAAAGAATAAGATATTCTTTGGAGAGGGGTTGAACACTCAAAGATTTGACGAGTTCAAATATCCAATATTTGATAAACTCACTCAAAAACAATTGAGTTTCTTTTGGAGACCCGAAGAAGTGTCTCTTCAAAAAGACAGAAGTGATTATCAAACACTCACTGAAGCACAAAAACATATATTTACCTCTAATTTGAGGTATCAAACTTTACTCGACTCAGTTCAAGGTAGAGCTCCGTCCATAGCATTCTTACCATTCGTGAGTTTGCCTGAACTTGAGTCTTGTATTATTACATGGGACTTTATGGAGACAATCCATAGTAGAAGTTATACACATATCATTAAGAACATTTATGCAAACCCTAGTGAAATCTTTGACACTATACTTGACGAAGAAGCAATCGTAAAACGTGCAGAAATGGTCACTGAAAAGTATGACGAGTTCATTGCACTTGGTCGTAGAAGATTACTTGGATTAAAGGTTGACGACTATGACCTTTATAAAGCATTATATCTTGCACTTATATCAGTCAACATATTAGAAGGAATCAGATTCTTTGTATCCTTTGCATGTTCATTCGGATTCGGAGAACTTAAAATGATGGAAGGAAGTGCAAAAATCATATCTCTGATTGCAAGAGACGAATCACAACACCTTGCAATATCACAACACATACTCAAAGCCTATAAAAATCAAGAGAACGATAAGTTAATGAACAAAGTTATGAAAGATTGTGAGAAAGAAGTATATGAGTTATATGAAGATGCAGTCAAACAAGAAAAGGACTGGGCAGAGTTTCTATTTAAAGACGGGTCAATGATTGGACTAAGTGTTCCTTTACTGAGTCAATACGTAGAGTTTACTGCAAACAAAAGATTACGTGCAATAGGACTCAATCCTATCTATGATATCCCTTCAACAAACAACCCTTTACCATGGACACAACATTGGTTCAACAGTAGAGGACTTCAGAATGCACCACAAGAGACGGAGATTGAATCCTATCTTATTGGTGGTATTAAACAAGACGTATCAGATGATACATTTGAGGACTTTAAACTATAATGGACGGAATAATTTTAATTGGAATACTTTGGTTGGCACTGGTATCAGTAGTGTCATTTTTCTTCTTTGACGAGGGAACTAAAGGAGTAAAGAGAGACCCCTATTATGGTCATAAAACTGGAACAATATATACTGCAAAGAAAGAAAGGAGTGATTACTTATTATGATTGAAATATTTGGAAAAACACAATGTCCATTTTGTGACAAAGCAAAGAACTTATGTGAACAAAAAGGATTAGATTACACTTACAAACAATTGGGAACAGACTTCACAAGAGAAGAACTCTTTGAAGAGTTCCCAACTGCACGAACATTCCCACAAATCAGAGTCAGAGAAACAGAAAATACTTGGACTTACATTGGTGGGTATGACCAACTTACAGAATATGTAAAACACGGAGATGTTTGGGAAGACTAATGAAAAAGTTTTACTTGTATCTGAATGCACCTCAAAGACAAACTGTGCAAGATAGAAGATGGAATCACTTATTCAACAACATTGATAGAATGTATCAAGAAGTCAGAGTTTTTGTTGCTGGATTAGATTTCTATGAACCCGAGAAAAAACACCCACTACCCTATGCAACATTAGACGGAAAGAAAAAAAGTTATACAAACTTATATACGAAGATAATGATTGATACAGGTAAAATAGATGACGGATATATTCCCGAGGAGGAATAATGAATTACGAACAAGGATACAGGATTTATTGTCCTGCTTGCAAATCAGAGTGTGACGTATTCCATTCAATGGAATCACACCAATACGAGATAGACCACTGTCCATTCTGTGGTCATGAAATAGACGAAGACAGTAGAGAAGAGATACAAGACGAAGAATAATGGAGATTTACTGTAAAGACAAGAAAATGTTGAGTAAATCTATGAGTCTCGCAGAACAATTAAATATTGCAGATGAACAGGGTGTCACTGTATATATCAAACGACTACCACCCTCATTCAAACAAAAGGGAATCATAGAATTTCCACGTCAATTCAAAGATGAGACACATATTGATATCTATATCAAATATGACTCAGAAAGATATGTGACACTTGCACACGAAATGGTGCATTTACGACAAGTCATAACAGACGGAATCGTAGACGAAAACGAAGCATATACACTCGAAAAAACCCTAAAAATAGACTAGACAAAGCTTGACAATAGGTGTCATTTTTTGTTATACTATGTCTATAATGAGAAAACAAAAGATTAAGGAGAATACGATAAAGCTTGACAATGGGGTCAACTTTTTGGTATACTAACAGTATGGAAAATAAAGTAATAAAAAGAATCTTCGTTGATATGGACGGAGTATTAGCAGATTTCAACACTGGTGTTGAAACATTGACAGGGAGAGAATTCCCTAACACAGACGCTGGTCACAATGACTATGACGAAAGAAAAGAAGAGTTGACTAACAAAAGATTGTTCAGAAACTTACCACCTATGCCTGATATGTATGACTTGATTGCATATGTCAGACACACTGGACTTCCTTGGGAAATCCTAACTGCAGCTGGTGTAATCAACAGAGAATTAGTAGTGTTCGATAAGAACGAGTGGATTAGAGAATATGTCAGTCCAAGTGTTGTTGTCACTTGCACTATGACTGGTAGTCAAAAAGGTATGTTTGCAATCAAAGGGAGTGTCCTTATTGACGACAGACAAAAGAACCTTGATGCATGGGAAGAACATGGTGGGATTGGTATTTTACACACTAGTGCAGAAGATACAATCAATCAATTAAAAGAACTTAGAAAAGGAGAATAGTATGGGATTAGATAGAATTAAAGATGGGACTGCAAGGTGGTATGTGGTTAACACTCAGAATCTTGAGGAGTATGGAACGAACTTCCATAAGTTCAAGGGTGGTTCCGAGTATGTGATTGGATTCCACGTGGACAAACTGGTCTTTGAGGAAGATGCATTTGGTGAGGGTGAACACTCTTATTACAATTCCCCTTCACTCACTGAAGCTAGTGTTGCAGCTTTGGTCATGAAACACGTTAACAGACTGAATGGTCTGAGTGGTTCTTTTGATTATATCACCAACATTGAAGTGATTGATTCACCTTTTAACACACCCGACCACCCAACGTGGAGAGGTGGTGCAGAGGACTTGATTGAGGAAATCGAGGACTTGAGGGAATACAATAAGAACTTAGTTGCATAATGGTAGACACATACGAGATACAAAACGTCTCTTTTGGGGACTTAAAACAGGAAGCTATACATGATATCCTAAAAGATGGAAGACTTGCTTCACACTTCTTAGAACGTCAATTAGAGATATGGTATCCACACTTGACATTTGTAGATGGAAGGGGTTATGACCATGTTGACGAAGAGGGAAATCTCTATGACCAAAAGTGTTTTACTAAAGGTGGTCTTGCATTTGCACCCTCTAATATGATTGGTGGAAGTAGAAGTATCAATGAGGAAGTTGCAACAGAACACTGTAAAGACATAACTTACATTGCATGTGATATTATAGACTTTCCTACAGTCAGAGTCAAATTTGCAAAAGGTTCCGACCTTATGAAGGAATACAAGAACTTTAAAATACCCAAATCTCAAAGAGATAAATTCTTCTCTTAGAATTCACCTATATATTACCATGTTAAAGAAAATATGGTCAATCATAAAGAAATTTCCACTATGGACACTTACGTTCAGTAGGTGGTTAGTTGAATTATTCAAAAAACTCTTTACAAGAAGATACTTAGTCACTGTATCATTCAATTCAGTATATGGTGATTCAGACGATAGACAGTTTATAACCCGAAAAGTGATAATTCAGAAAGAAAAGCACTTGAAATTTAGAGACGACCATGGTAAAATAGTAGAATACAGAAGTTCGGGTGGACTGAATTATGTTATTGAGGAGTATGACGGAAAATGAACCAATTTTTTATTGCAATTATACTTGTTCTCGGATTGGGTGGTTATTGGTTATATCAAGAAAACCAAACACTCACTGCAAATAATCTAAAATTAGAATATGCAGTAGAAGAACAAAAACAAACCATGGCAATCATGAAAGAACAATATGAGAAACAGGGTAAAGCATTACAAAACATGAGTCGAAAGAATGCAGAGATAGAATCTGAAAAAGCAGAGTATCTTGCAATCTTTAGTAGACACAATCTAGATTTACTTGCACTTAAGAAGCCAGGAATGATTGAACTCAGAATGAACAATGCAAGTAAAAAAGTTATGGAGGGAATGGAAAATGACACAAAAGAATTATTTAATCTTGACGTGCCTAACACTACTGATTAGTGGTTGTTCCGTATTTGGAACAAAACAGATTGAGGTAGTATCTAAACCTATCGAAATTGATATTATGCAACCTACACTTCCAAGACCTTTGGATTTGGAATCACCACAATGGTTCGTAGTATCTGAAGCAAAGATTGTCAATCCATGTGTTAAGTCTTTATCATTCGAACCTAAAAAGTTCAATGACGAAGGTGTAGAACAACTCAAAAGACCAAAAGTATGTGAACTGGAAGAAAGAGAGAATCCCGAGTGGCCAGTTGGATATACTTATCTTGACCAATTTATGGACGAGATGAAAAAACAGAACAATGGAGAAATTCTATTTGTTGCAACCACTATTGGTGATTACAAAGTCATGTCGGAAGATATGCAAGAACTTAAACGTTATATCAGACAACTTGGAGAAGTTGTAATTTATTATAGAAATGTGACAATGCCTAATGGAGAGAAAGGAGTAGGTGTTGGTGTGAAAAAGAATGACAAAGGAAATTAGTTCAACCCCATTTAGTCCGATAAGAGGAAGTGTTGCACCACTTTTTGCAGTTCCTTTATATCGAGGTATCATTCCTCTAAATCATGACATGGTTGCACAATCTATTCGAAAGAATGTTGAACCTCTCAGAGAGGGTGATAACACTCAGACAAATTACACTAACTATTTCCATGACAGTTTAAGAAAACAACAAGAAAAGGAATCTTGGTTCAAAGATTTTTCAGACATAATCAAAGATACATATGTTGCACAACAAGTAGAACAATGTAATACAGATTTCAGTGATATGTGTAGAGACGATATTCACCTCTTTGCATGGTCAAATCATTATACTGGTCGAAACTACCACGAAGCACATAATCACCCAACAACATTGATAAGTGGAACCTATTACGTAAAGGTTGAAAAAGACGCACAACCTATCAAATTCTTTAATCCAAATCCAGCTGCAAGTGCATTTCCAATGGGAACTCAAACAGAATGGAACGTGAACGAAAACCCATACATTAATATGACTATTACAGGACATGGTGTGAATATGATGGAGGTGCATGTTCAACCTACAGAGGGTGAAGTGTTAATGTGGCCTTCATACCTATATCATACAGTTCCACAATCCCAATCTAACGACCCGAACTATGAAAGGATATCAGTTTCCTTTAATCTAACACATAAAAGAGAATTAACAGATAACACAACAGGTAGAAATTTAAAGTATGATTTCTTGAGGAATGAAAATGAGTAAAGCATATGCATTAGACGAAAGATTTAAACAGAGTGCAGACTGGGATATTTCCTATGATGGGTTTGCACTTACTATTGATAACTATTATGAGAATCCCGAAGAGATATACGAATATCTTATAAATGCAGATTACCCATTGTGGAAATACAATCCCGAAAGAAATAGTAAAAATGGTATTGAATACAATGACTGTAGAATCGTAGAACAATTTGGACACCCAACTAGATTATATCATAATGGTCAACAAAGACTATTAGATGTCTGCAGACAATATTGGTGGAAGTTTGATTATCAGTGGGACGACAGATTTGAGGTAAATTGTTTTCAGACTAAGACACAATTTGATAAAACACTTCAACACTACCCACACATAGATTCGTCTTTCGATACACCCGACCACCTATCAACACTCAACATGTTAGTTTATCTCGACAAAGAAGAAGACGGGGGAACTGCAGTATATGAAGGAACATGGATTACCAATAACGAACAAGAATCATTATTATATCCAGTCGAAAACGATTTTGTATTGGAGAGAGTAATACCTGCGAAGTTTAATCGTTGTGTTATATTTCCTGGCAACAGATTGCATGGTGCATATATAAATGACTACAATAAATACAAAGAGGATAAGTGGAGATTCTCACAAGTGACTTTCTTCCACCCAATACAACATGCCTGAAATTGCAACATTCACAACCAACCCATATCAGAGTAAACTAGAAGAAGGCCGAGTCAAGGTTCTTCGACCTATGAAACACCATGATGTATTACCAACCCTTATTATGCTAGCAGAAGAAGCATTAAGTAAAGACGATTGTGACCTAATCATATTAGAACATGAGAAATTGTCATTGTCGAAGGTAGATATCGGAGACGGAAATGTTGTCACTCCACATAATAAAGAACTATTAAACAATCAAGTCCCATGGAAATATGACTTGAATAATATGCGTATATCAGTCATTCCACATGAAACACGTGCATTCAATACAATAACAGAAATCGTTGACAGTTTTATGCCTAAGAATGAAGACTATGGAATGATTACTTACATGACCATACAGGAATATCCAACAGGAACATTCTTTGCAACTCATAAGGACGATGCAGAGTCAAATGATACTGCAACAGTTGTCTTTACACTTAATGACACATTTGAAGGTGGAAGGTTTCAGATTAATGGTCACTCAATTGCACAACGTTTGGGTTCAATGGTTGCATTCAATAATAACACTAAGATATTACATAGTGTAGAACCTATTACAAAGGGAACTAGATATGCATTATGTATTTGGTTTTGTTCATTTGAGGAATTGACTGAAGATGATGAATCAAACACGTAATTGTAGTATTTGCGATAAACAAGTGAAAGTAGAAGAAATAAAATATCACACTCCACTAGGGAAACCACCAGTTTATATATTCTGTGGGCCAGAGTGTAGTTTGAAATATCATGAGGAGAAAAGAAATGCCAATTAAATTCGGTAAGACTAGTAAACAAGTCGACAGGGGAACAAAAAAAGTCACAGTTGTTCATGAGTATATGAAGTGTCAATCTATAAAGACACTCATAGACAAATTCAACAACGAGGGAACCCAACCAAAACTTAAACGTAAAATCAGAGTAGAATTTGATAGACGAAATAAGTTAGGTTTGGATAAAGTAATCTTCATTGAAAAGGAGGAACCAAATGGCATTTTGGGATAAATTTACAGACTGGTTAGGATTTGAATGGGTCAGAGCAAGAGACGAGAAAGGTCGTTATGTTGCAGATGACAAATCAACACCCGACATAGACGAGTCTAAAAAGAAAGTCTATAAATCACGAACAAAGAAAACAAAAGAATAATTGTTCAAGGGGCTGTAGCTCAGTTGGGAGAGCACCTGCTTTGCAAGCAGGGGGTCGTGGGTTCGATTCCCTCCAGCTCCACATTCGAGTCCTAAGACTCGAACTATACTAAATACTAATATGAAATACTATTATACCTATCGAGTTTTATTTAATAATGGTGACTATTACTTAGGCCAACACACTACTGATAATTTA